TAGCTGCTTCGAGTGCAGCTACTCTTGCTTCTAATGCTTGAGTAGATGAATTAGCACTTATTACACCATTGGTGATTGTTATAGACGTTCCGTCTACTTGGACAAGCCCTAAACTCGATGTACTTGCTGTAGGCACTGAGATAGCACCATTGCTGACGGTAGTAGTTGTACCATCAGGTTTAACTAAACCCAGAGCGTTAGCAGTTGCAGTTGGGACGGAAATTCCGCCAGCAGCATCTACATTTATTGTAATTCCATCGGGTCTTACTAATCCTAATGCCGAACTTGTCGCAGGAGTAGATACACCGCTGTACCATCTGCTTTCATTAACAATTCCTGGCATGGGTTACCTCCTTTGATTCTCTTGATCTGTTAGTATATAAGGTGTTACTGAACATAAAGAAAGCGGCCTATTCTAAGGCCGCATAGCAAAGTATACTAGTATTTAGTTAAATATTACTGGCAGTAAACACACTGCTTGTCCACAATCGTAAATACGCCGATTTTGGAACAAAATAATAGCGAAGCTTGGTAGCCCCGCTATTATATGCCTCACAGAATTCTAAGGTGCCCATCCGCCTATACAGCCGGAAGAGCTACCAGATCTATGGTTATATTGTTTACCACCCCTGCCACATAAAGTGTAACTTTTCCGATTACAGAATTTAGCGAAACGGAGTCGAGACCGTCCACGTCCGCTGACATCTCGATCTTGTAGTCGGTGATTGCGCCGAGTTGCTGCATAGTATCTAATGCGGGGCTCATCCCCACGTAGAACTTAGCATAAGCTTCGTTGTTGTTGTACTGGAATGTAATTGACAATCCGCATCTGTATGCTACATTCTTAACTGCGTTCATGAGGAATCTGGTTGACAGGTTCTGCAACGCGTTATAAGTGGCTACGGGCACCTCCATGAGCGTAGAATTTCCCCAGACACTTACTCCTAGGTCAGGGATATCTGCGATGACGTTGAGAGCAACACCGTCGATGCTCTGCCACTCGTCTAACAGCTTCTTCGGAACTACGTAGTCAAGCTTACCAACAACTACGTCGTGCTGACGTGTAGTAGGCATTGCCCATTCATACTGGTTAGCCTGATTGATGATCATTCCTCTCTGGATCATCAATGCTAAGAATGATGGAGGAGCAATCTGATCTTTTCCTGTTCCTGCGTAGCGGTACTTGCCCCAAGGAGCGAAGAGAGCAGAATGTGAAGAGAACATGTTGACTGTTCTTCCTGACGGCTCATATCTTGCTACCTTCTGTGCGTATCCTTCTACATTCGGTTCAGAAGACTGATTGTACACACCCTCACGAGCTAAGCTTCTCGGGATATCTAAGAATGCTGTTGCGCATCTTGCGTCGTAAGCTACTTCCATCATGCGTGCATGCAATGGAGAAATTGAATCCATGTGCAATACAGTCTCGCCTGTGAAATTCTGGATATCCTGGTCATCCCATCCTGGAAGGATGATTCGGTTAGAAGTGTATGCTAACTTATCAGTTAAGATAGTTAGTACTTCCATCGTGTATCTGTAGATCCACTCACGATCTTTAACGATAGCTGCTGTAGTAGCATCTGGATTAGATGCCTTGAATTGATTCAATACTGCTAAGTACTGAGTACCATCTGCTGCAGGAACTGCGTTGTATCTTGCAGTAGCAAGAGCAATGGCATCATCCATCATCTCGCTAGCGGTTGTAGCTGCTGCACGATCGGATCCTCCTACAAGTGCAAGCTCAGATGCTGTAAATGTAACATCGTCAGATGCGATCTTGTCAACGATGACGTCAACGAATGCAGAAGAAATCTCAGATACATGAAGGATTGTATCAGTTGAATTCTCGATGTCAAGAACGAATACTAAGTTCTCAAGAGCAGTCTTGTTACCTAATTCATCTACTACGTAAGTGATTAAGTTCCAGTAGCCGTAATTAGCAAGCTTCTTGAAGGAGATTGCTAAGTTGTTACCGAAGGTACCTGGGTGCTTAGCACGGAATGTGATGCTTCCTGCTGTTTCACCTTCACCTACCTGCTGGGTAAGTACTGCTTGTGCATGGGCACCTGCGCTGAGGCGGCATACATCAAGGTCATATCCTGCATTCAGCAATGTGATTGCTAACTGATAGGAATAATCCTTTGCGGTTCTGTAGTTAGAAACAGGTCCGCGGAATGTTGCTACAAATGACTGCAATCCGGACTGAGATGCTGGGAAATGCAAGAAAGCGCTAGCTTCAAGTTCCTGATCAAGCGTAACTCCTGTTGCATTTGGATCCTCGAATGCAGGTCCCCAGCAAGCAGTAATCGGAAGAGCTACGGTACAATAATCAGCAGTGCTAACGTTGTAGCCATAATTGCTTGAAATCTCGTTAATAATGATCTCTGCCATTATCGTTTCCTCCTTAATTAGATTCTGGTTTTGGGCTTTCTATCTTGTCTGCTTCCTTGTCTTGCTTCGGCTTGTCGTCCTTAGCAGGCTTCTTGTCTTCTTTCTTAGGAGCAGACGGCTTAACAGGAGCAGGTTTCTCTACAGCAATCATGAACTTGTCGTTGATGTACTGTGTTGATTCCTTTGTTTCTCCTGGCTTGAATGTGATTCCGTAAAAGGTTTTAGCGAAACTTGCAACATTCTTATAAAACATAGATCCACCTCTTTTCAAAGATATTAAAGGTTCGGGGTGTCCTTCGCAACCACGCCATCAGCCACGAATCGTACCTTGTGCTTCGGTACGTAGTTGAGAAGTACTGCGCCTTCGCAGTTGAGCACAAATGAAGTCTCATACAGTGCACCCTCAGTGATGTATTCTAGATTCCCTGATTCTTTTCTTATACTATCTGCATCTAGCGTAACTCCAAACCGAATTGTACGATTTGATTCATACGGGAGCTGCATTGTAATGAAGTATGTAGACAGATATCGGAATAGCAACTCACGAAGAAGCTCATCTGAGTCTGCAGTGTTTGTTGCTAATATCTTCATTGTGTATGAAAGCTTGATCGGTAAGCATCGCTCTAAGTAAAGCATCTGTGTCTCTGTTTCAATGACAGACGGGAATCCTTTCTTCATCGCAGTAAAATTGGTCCTAGCGGTGTCGATTGGGGTATCTTGGTTACGGAATAGACAGATAAGTGGGAATGTTACTCTGTCTTCTTGCATCTGTGATATCAGCCCGAATACGCCCGATGAATCCATAACCTTTACAATAGAATTTATCTCTGCGTCAGGGTTGATGCACTGAGCCAAGTCCTTTTGGATTGCTTGGTCATATAAATAGAGCATACTAGTTCACCTCTTCTTTAGTCGTGTGTACGTTTCCTCGGTAGTCAGTCTGCTGTTTGAGGAAGTGACTTGATGAATTGAAAGTCTGTTTCACCTCTACAGGAGTGCGACCTACAATCTTATCATCGTATACAGGAACTATCTGACACACAATGTGGTCAGGCGCCTGTAGGTCATATGACACCTCTGTAACACGAAATACTCTTTCACCTACTTCTGCATACTGACCGGCTATGCGAAATATAGCATCCTTCTGGACGTTAGGTAGGTTGAAACTGCAGTGTATCAAGAAAGGCAGCTCCTTGCTGCCCTCTACTACCCAACCGTATCGCTTGAATGTAGTTACCTTAGGGTTCCCCTCGAAGAATACGCTAGTATCTATAGGCTCTGAGTAGCTGTCGACAACAGGCTCGCCTTGCGCATTCGACCCTGCGAGATTAGGGTACTGGAATGTGCACGGGACACCTTGCAATGCAAGTGCTTCGTCGTATCGTGCGCGCATGAGCTTTATGTCATTTCCGATAATGTTATTCACCATCGCTTGAGCCTCCTTCATCGTAGATGTGATAGTCCTCTGTGCCGATGAGACCTTCATCAGCAGACGAAGGAACTGGATCTAGTCGCTCAGAAGTATCTACTTCTACATCTGGGATAGTATCCTGAGGGCACACAACGGAGTTTGCTTGCAAGATGTCTTCGATGTTGACAGTAGACTTGAGCCATGTCCAATCGAATTGCTCGTTGTATGACATCTCATTCAAATTGAATACTGTTCCATCATTCATGCGGGCTGTAAAGTCCAATCCAGAGATAACATAGTCGAATGGAATCAAGTCTGTGTTATCTGCTGACTTGAATGCGACGATTGCTTTGTATTTGTCTCGATGATTATCCTTTCGACGCATTACTGTTACTCTAGTAATCATATCGAACCCGAGCTCCTGGAGATTAGCTAGGCAATCTAGCTGAGCGCCTTTCAGATCAGCTTCAGGAACATATGTAATCAGGAATCCGAATCGAGCTAACTGCTGAAGAATATCGTCGTTACTCAGGTCCGGAATACTTGGATCCAGGATGTTACCTGTGCAGCGTATTGTAGTCACAAACAAGTAGCCGTACAACTCGTGCTTCACTGCAAGCTGTAATCCTACAATGTCAGCATTCTGCACGTACTCTGCTACTTCTATGTGCAGTTTTCTACTAGTATTCGACAGGCACTTTCGCGCCTGTCTCCAATCAGATATTGTATATCGTAACTCATGCAACTCCATCTTTGCTAGCCTCCTCATTCAGGTCCTGCAATGCAATTCGGCGATCAGCTAAGTAATGACGAAGCTCAAGCTGAAATGCTACAAGATTATCGGTTGTTGTTTCGGGATACTCTGAGAAGTATCTAGCTACTAAGTCGAGCTTCAGCTTGAAGTAGAGTATCTTGTGCTCTTCTTCTGTTACTTCTGGATGCTTCTCTCGGAATATGAAGTAACGTGTTACGACTGAGCTGAATGCTTTGTGGACAACTGCATCTCTAGCAGATAGGTCTGCGTTAGCGATTGTCCGGAAGTTAGATGAGTTATACTTCCGAAGGTCGGCGAAGAATAACTCCGTTAGTTCCTTACTAGAACGCACCTTCATCACCTCCCTCGGTTGACTTGATATCTAAGTCCCATGAGTTTACATCGGAACCTGTCTGCGGGAATACCTCTGTGAGTATCTCAGTAAGTGCAGTCTTAGCTGCATCGTTGTCCTTTACCTGTAAATCCTTCATCAACTGTACGCGAGCGGATGCCTGACTCAACGCGCTATCACGTCTGTCGAAGTTAACTGTGCTCATCTGTGTAATGATTGGATTCATGTGAAGTGTATACTTATCTACAAATCCTTTCATTCCGTGCTGGATGAAGTATTGGTTGAGTGCATCTTGCCATCCTGCCATGTATGCAGATTCAATTCTCTGTAATGAGTTAGCATATAGAGCAGATCTCTGTGACATAACTGCACCAGCTCCGCCTAGTCCCTCTGCAGAAGAGAAATTCATTGCTTCCTTCGGCACACCTAAAACGGATAGCTTCTTGTCCTGGTAGTAATTCAACAGTGTATTATCTGCTTCGGTTGCATCGGACATATTCATATCTGTGATAGATATAGGCGTCTGGCCGTTTATCATTGGCAAGTAAATCAGGTTGTTAGGGCTCTGCGGATTGACGAAGCTATCAGCGGATCCAGTAGATGTGTTAAGTGCAAGCTGCTGTTCAATAGCATCTTTCACTTGCTGCAATGTAGCTTGGATTTCTTCTTCCTCTGCGTTTCCACATTCGACACTGATGAATCTAACCATTCGGCTAAGAGAAGACAACACAAGTGCATCTTCTAGCAAGCTGAGGGTCTGTGTAGGTTGCATAGCAGCTTCCATGAGTGGCTTTCCGAATAAGATGTCGAAGGTTTGCTCCTCCCCATTCTTATTCTTGCCGCTGATAGTGTAGTCGCCTAGTAGTCCACCTAACGTAAAGTGAATGATAGCTGACTCATCATAGCGGACATTAGTGCCGTCTTCATCAAACACTATGTATCCCATACCTTCACCTTGAGAGAAGATGTGTGTAACATCTTCTGGGTCTAGCTTAGTTGATGGAA